CATCACTGATTGAGTAGTGAGGATTGATTTGGCTAAAATATTCATTAAAAACTGTTTCATCTATGTTTATTCCATTTTTTTCGATTCCAAAGAATGCGATTGTTGATTTATTATTATAAAAGTCAAAGTACGTAGGTAAATCCTGTGTAAAATGTGGTTTTACCTTATTATAAATATTTTCACATACTTCATAATGCTTAACTACCGGAATTATTTTATTTATTTTTAGATTGTCCGGATACTTGTTATAAAAATATGTGTGGGTTGGTGTTTGATCTTGTATATACGGAGGAATGAGTATGTTTATATCGCGCAGGCCCTTAATTTGAAAGTAATATAGCGCATTCTTCTTGTCACGCACCCATAGACACTCAATTGACGTTAATAACGCGTTTACTAATGTTGTACTTACATTTAATGTCTCACTATGGTCAATACATAACATAAAACCTTTTGATTCATTAGACGGTCTAAAATACACTAAAGATACATTATTTAAAGCAGAATGTATTTTATCGTGATGTGGAATTATCTCCACAAATGCTTCTTTGTATTTTTTATTTATAAGATGCTCAACCTGTTGTTGAGTTTCGATTAACCAAAACATTTATAACCTATTTTGTATGTAATATACAATGGTTACTTCATATCTCCAAACTTGCGTTGGGTGGAATTCATATGATTATCTGGGGTATTATGTTTTGGGTCTTTATCATTCATTAATGAACTTAAATCTTTATTTTTATCAGTACCTTGATAGAATTTGATGTAATTTTCGTTTAAAAATTTAGATAATCCCTTAAAACCATTTTTTTCTTCTAATCTAACTATGTTTCTGTTAGTTTTAAATACATTTTCTACATTTCCATTAATTTGCCAAGGCAAAGAAATTACATTGTATAGTTCCCACAAATATTCACTATTATGTTGTGCTAAATTTTCAAATGTAGATTGATCGGTTTCTATAAAGGTTGTATCGTTTGCTTGTTTAGCAAAATATCTTGTAAAATATCCTACTTGATAATCTTGTTGGGATGGTTGTGGATAATATGGGGTAGGAACTTTTCGAGAAACATATTGTTCTTTTAAGTTTTGGGTATAGTTTCCTAATTCTGTTAAAGTACTAAAGTTAGGTGCTTGTTTAGTACGAAGTAGATCTGATGATTGTTGGAAATCTTTTAGATCTATTAATAATTCAGGATATCTTAATGCTTGAGGGTTTTGACCAACAAATCTATCTCCAGTTGATAATTTATAATAAGGACCAACATATGAAGTAAAATCAGATGAACGAATTAATTCTCCATTGGAAAATAAATTGGTTTGGATTTTTGATTTTGGATAATACGGCATTATGTTTTAACTTTTCTATTTGAACTGACTGTAAGACTTTCAATTTTTGTAGTCCATTCATTATTACCTATAGTATGAGATATACCTTTAATTAAAAAGTTAATTACACCTCCTTGGTCTCCGGATCTATAACTATATGGTAGAATTTCTTCTGTGATTGAAAACCGTTCATAGTTTTTCATTCCTGATAATCCTTTCATGTTTAATGAAAGATTAAAGGGGATAAAAAATGGAGAAGATGCTTTACCTTCTATAGCATCATTACCTGTTAAATATAATGATATATCTCTATTTGCTGAGCGAACATTATCTACTGTATCCGTAGCAAATTTTCTACTTTGGTAAAGACTATTAACTGCTTTTCCTACATATTGGATGTTAGTTTTAAATAATGCTTTTGGATCTAATTTACCAGCTTCGGCACCTTCAATACTACTTTTATCTAATTTTATAGTCATTAATCGATCTGTAAATCCAACATTTAGTTTAGATAAACCTGTTGCATTTTCACCTACAACATTTCCACCTGCTTGAGCGGAAATTGTAGCCATTGATGCCATATTGGGAGGTAATTGAACTTGAAAATCAACATTAGTTATAAAACTACCTTTAGGTATATCATTTGTTCCTATTCCATATACTTGGAATACACCCATTTTATTATTTTTTCTTTCAGCTTCTAAAATTAAATTTTCAACATTATCTAAACTACTACCTTCAATAATTTTTAAAGTATTATTTTCAGAATCAAATACAGGTTCTAATTTATTTACATTACCTAAAACATCATTAACTCCATCTAACATAGTTGTTAAAAATTTAAGTAAGTTAGTTTTACCATTAACATCTGTGTTTTTATCTAAACATCCTGCTATATAATCAATATTAACAAATATATTCATTAATTTACCCGCATAATCATTATTGTTAACAAAATATCCGGGAATTTCTTTAGTAAGAATATCCCATGAAGTATTTTCATCTTTGTATTTACTTGGAATAACACATACTCTAGGGTCTGAAGAGAATTGGGATGGGAATCTTAAACAAAAATTATATTCAGAACTAAAATCAATTGTAAAAATAGGGTTTCCTAATTTTTTATTATCCATTCCAGCATCATCACCTGCTTTTTTAGTAGGATCATAATAAAGAAGATTTTCTTGAATCCATTTTAATAAATAACCTAATCTTACATAATAAAAATTTAAATTTAAGGTTGAAGCTCCTGTAGAGGTGGGATTTGAAGAATTGGCAACAAATGTTAGTTTTAAAAGATTATCTTTATCTAATCCTTTACTAGCTTCTTGTCTCCAATTATATAACTGTAAATTTAAAGCTGTTTTGTTTTTTGATTCTACTGAGGTTTCCGGGGATAATTGAGCAATTTCTTCTTCTTTAGCTACAGATTGCAAGGCGCCTTCTAATGCTTTAAGTTCAGCATCAGCTTCAGCTTGACTTGCTTTAGCAGTATCTTCAGCTTTTGCTGAATTTCCTTTTAAAATAGATAAATTATTTAATGATTTTATTAAAGTTCTAAGGGATGGAATAATAGGTGTTAGTTTAGCTACAAGTGCAGCATTACCTTCGGGGCCAGGACCAGCTTCTGTTATAAATGCTTCTATTTCAGGGATTGCTTGTTGAGCAGTATTAGCAAGTCCTTTAAGATCGGAATTAGTGTTAAGGTTATTAAATTGGGCTAAAATTGAAGCATTAATTAAAGTTGAATTTTCAAATAAAGGTACTGATGTATCATTTGTGTTTTTTGCTGTTGTAAAAGCAGTAGAATAGTTTTGACTTATTTTTTGAGCAAGTTTAGATGAATTATAAGAAACAAGTGCATCTTCAAATCCTTTATTAACTGCCTCAGCCGCTAAAGGGGCTTTGGTTTTCTTATCTGCAATTTTTGTTTTTTGAGAATCAATTGCTGATTTTTTCTTAGTTCTAACTTGTGTTGGAGTTGGATCTTTTTTTAAATTAGCAGCATTAGTTGTATTAACTTTAAGAGTTTCAATAATATCTCCTAAACCTATTAAATTTAAATCAATATCATAAGAACCATCATCATTAAATTTCCAAGTAAAATTAGTTACTTTACCTAACATAGCATCATAATTATAGCATTCATCAATTCTTTGTTTTTTAATTGCTTTAATTATGTCTTGTTGTGTAGTACCATCTTTAAAAAATAATTTAAAAGGTTCAGTTGCAAATTCTTTTCTTTCTCTTAAAGGAGTGATTGTTGGATTATTAGGATCGGGTGGACTTGGGGAATTTTTAGAATCTAACCAAATATTGTGACCCCATTCTAAAAGCATTGAATAACCAATTCTAAAATAAAGAATATCAAAAATTTGTAATTGTTCTACGGAATAAACTTTAATTTTTACTGATGCTTTTGCTAGTGCTCCTCTATTATAAAAACTTACATCTGCTGAGATAATTGAAGGCATAGGAACAAACCCTTTTGAAGAAATACCTCCCCAACCATAGGCTGCTATAGTTCCTATAGGATCATTTTCTTGTCCACTATTATCTCCATAAACTCCAAATTTAATAGCGGGACTTAAAGAATTATTAACACCTACTGTACCACCAAACAAAATGCAAGATTGGGCTAATTTATTTCCAGTAAGATTTTCATTAATTTTTCGTTCTTTAAGTTGGTTTTTTCCAGCAGATAATAAATCATTTGTTACTTTTTCTTGTGTTGCAGTATCTTGGATTGTACTTCCGGAAACTTGAATTTCTATAAAGGTTGGAGTTGTTCCTATACTGATTGATGATGCTAATCTTAAAAATGCATTGCTATTATTCCCATATACTAAATGAGAATCTGTTTTATATCTAGTTCCAAGAAAATTTTGTCGAGTTTCTATTTGATTAATAACTTCTTCATCAAAAACTTGGCCGGTGATGTTTCCATTTTTTGCCATATTATATTCTATTTATTGTATTAAAAAGGGTTTTTGCAAGTGATACATTATAAGGAATTCTTATTTCTTCTCCAACAGGGATAAATAGGGAATTTTGTGGCATTATATCAGGATTTCCTGATGAAATAATCCACCATAAATTTATATCACCGTAAAATTGTTGAGCTAATAAATCTAATCTATCCCCTTCAGTAGTAATAACATAAATATCATTAATATCTTTTGGTAATTCAGGATATCTAGTACTTCGTTGAATAGGGAAAATTTTATTTCCTTCTGCTTCTGAAAATGGGATTAATGGTGTATTATTATATCTACTCATTATACATTAGTTTGAGAAGAATTTTGAACATTTTTATATCCTCCAGCATTATTACTAAAAGGTGATTTTTTACCAAATGTTATAAAAGGAGCATTAACATCATTTCCATTTCCTGAAGTAACATATTTCTCGCTAACTGTTTGAGGAATAAAATTATGGATAGGAGTAAAGTTAATACTACCAAGATCAATTAACTTAGGCATAGCGTATCCGTTATATATTTGATTACCATCTTTATCAAATACTGGGCCTGTGGTTGGGTTAGGACTAGTAGATGTTGCTGAAAAGGATGGAAGAGGATTAACTCTAACACCTTGGTCATTATAAGGAACTTCCCATCCTGCCTCATCATCTTGTGCAAATGTTACTCCTTTAATTATACCTGGGAGATTAGTAATGTAATCTCCAATAGTAAGTTTAAATAAATTACCTCTCATAAAACCTGCTTCTGTATAGTCTGGGGCCATTAATGATGCTAAGTAATTTAATTTACTATAAACAGATGACTGTTCCAAACTAGAAAGAACAGGAACTTTAAGACCAAAACTTATTTCTCTACCAAATCCATTATATGAATAAAAATCTTCTCCTCTACCCATATATTTTGTGTTTTTCCAATCTGCTGTATAGCTGTCAGATAAACCGCTTATGTAAGCTCTAAAATGAATATATGTGTTAAGACCTGAGCCATCATTATTTATTTTAACAAAATAAACGGGTACGGTATCTGTTAGATATTCTCCCTTTGGACCATCTTTACTTTGGTATAAAGGACTTACAGTAATTTTATCTACTCGTTGAGATTTTTTAATACTTAATTCTCTTTTATTTTTAAAAGTTGCTGCTTCACCATAAGTGCCTACACGATTAAAAGTAGGATTTAATCCAAATGTAAAAGTATTTCTTAAATGGATTCCTGTGGCTGCTAATGCTGTATTTGCAACATATGAAGCAGGATTAATAAATTGCCATTTTGAAACATTATTACCATATTGTCTAATATTTTGGGTAATTAGTAATGCTTGTTCTTTAGCAAGAAATTGTAAACCTTGTTCACTAATTAAAAATTTACTTATTCGTTCAGTATCTTGAAAAGTAGATTTAGTTAAAACTCCTTGACCTCTATATAAACTGTCAATAAAAGTTTTAGAAGATTGAGAACTATCTAATGAGGGAAGAGGAGTAGTTACTAAAGGTTTAGGATTCGATCCATTACCGGAAATACCTGCATCACCAGGAGTTCCTGCTCGATAAGGTACTGCTCTAAGATCATAAGCATTTCCTTTTCCGCTATCATGCTTATAGAGATCTCCATTAGCATAATACTTAAAGGAAGCAGGATCGGTAAGGAGTGTTACTAAACCCATTAATAATTACTTAGGTTGATTATCAATATATTTAGGTGGAGTTTGTCCATCTAAATCTAATTTAGATTTAGTTTTAAAATCTTTTTCTAATCTTGATTTTTGTTGATTTTCAATTTTTGGGGTTTGTCCAAATAAACTCAACGCGCTTGCCTTTAATAAATCTAAAATTGTCATGGTTTTTTTTTGTTTATAAATATTGAAAAATAAAAATTATTGTTGTTTAAAGTTACCAAGTGCTAATGCTTGGCCTACTTTTTGTCCATCTAAAGTTACTACTCCACCTCTTTCAACTGCTGCAATAAGTCTATCTATTTTAGCTTCTAAAGCTTGAGTATTAATATTCATAGATTTATTACTATTAAGAGGAACTACGGCTTCAGGACCTGCTTCACCAATTAAGGCATTTGTTGGTTTTGTAACAATACCACCTTCTGCTAATTTAACTTTAGGGAATTCAACTAAAGGGATTGTATTACCACCAAATCCAGGAACAAAATCTAACATTGCATTTATTGCTCTAACAGGTACATTTAACATGTATGAGAATACACCTAAAACTAGATTTATAAGTCCATTTGCTATGTTTTTTAACCCATCTGCTACTGCTGAAAAATCTCCTTTAAGAATTCCACCAATAATTTTAGCAACACCCATAAAGAGTTCTAAAACTGGTTGAAGAATAGGCATTAATGATTGAAATGCTTGTACTAAAATTGGGACTAATATTTTAGTTAATTCAATTATAACCTCTAAAATTGGTTTTAAAATAGGCAAAATTAGATTTAATATTTCAGTTACTAAAGGCATAAACGCTTTAATAATATCCATTACTATTGGGAGAAGCATTTGAATTAACTCAACAATTACTGGGAGTAGTTGTTTGGCTACATCTGCAAACATTGCTACTAATTTAATTAATATAGGAACCATGGATTTAAAAGCATCAGCTATCAGAGGTAATAAATCTTTAGCAGCATTTGCTAACATTAATACTATAGGTGATATACTTTTAATCAAACCAGCAATAATAGGACCTAATTGTATAAAAATAGAAGCAATTATTGGTAGAAACTGTTTAGCCATGTCTACTACAACTTCAAGTATAGGATCTAATGCGGTGAATATAGCATCAATAACAGGTCTTAAACTTTTAAATATATCTTTTATTACTGGGAGGAGTGTTTCTACTAATTCTTTTATAATTGGAGCTAAATGTTCAACAATAGGGGTAATAAATTCAAGTACTAATGGACCTAATTCTTTAAATGCTTCTACTATTGGATGAATTAATTCAAATATTTTTGCGAATTGGTTTGCTCTTGCTTCTTCAGCAGCTGCTAATCTTTCAGTTACAGAGGCTGAGGATTGCATTGCTGCAACACCTTGTTTTTGTGAATCTAATAATTGTTGGTTTTCGGAAACTGCTTCTTTTTGACCAACTAACATATCTGCCATTTGATCAACATTCATACCTAAAGCTTTTGCAGTAGCTTCTTTTTGTAAAGTATTCATTTTTTCAAATCTAGCAGCATCAATACCTTGTTTATTTACTTCTTCTAGTACCCCAACTAAATCTCCTGCTAATGCTTTTTTTCTTGCTTCTTCAAGATTTAATTCTTGACCAGTAAGCAATTCAGCTTCCATTTCGGCTGCTATTGAATCTTCAATATTTAATAAAGAATCAGCAATACCTCTAATATTATTTAATTCCATACCTAATTTCTTAGATTGGATAAATGCTTTAGTTAATCCTTCGGCTGAACCTCCCATGTTGAGTTTAATAACATTAGAGATTTTACCTACACCTTCCATAACTTCTTTTGTGCTAACATTTACTTTTTGAGTTCTAATAGTCTCTTGTGCTGTTCTAGCCATAGCATCTGCTACTTTACCAGCATCTTCACCTGTTAATTTAGATAATCTATGAATATCGGCTAAATTTTCAGCTGACATTCCTGCAAATACGTTTAATCTCATAAAAGTATTTAATGTACTTTGAGATAATTTTTCTGTTCCTTTTAAGGAACCATATATCTGAGTCATTGATTGGGTAGCAGCACCACCTGTAATACCCATAGCTCCACCAACTGCTCTAGCTTCACCAGCTAATTCATTTGCTTTGCCTTGAGCTACACCTAATGTTCTAGCTACTTGAACATTTTCTTCACTTAATCTTTTTGCTGCTTCTTCTCCTTTTTCATAAGCATTTTTTATCATTGATATAATAGCTATGGGTCCTAAAGCTGATTTTAGGGCAGCCCCAAAAGCCGCAACTCCTACTTTCATTTTACCAAAAGTACCTAATGCTTTTTTACCACCATCCGTTAATTCATATGATAATTCTTTTGCTTTTTCACTTGCGGCTTCTAAACCTAAGTTTTTCCCAACTTCACCTAAACCCATTTTTGATAAAGCCCCTGATACTCCGGTAATTGCTCGACCAAATGTACCCATCCCCTTATTAAGATTTTCTTGGCGTTTTTGTTGTTCTTCTAAATATACTTGATTTTCTGATAAAACTTTGGAAGTATCTTTTAACAACATGTATTGTCTTTCTTCAGATGACAAGTTTGCTTTTTGAGTTGATAAAGACTTTTGGCGAGTCATTACTTGTTGAGATAATTTATCAGCTGCTTCTTTAGCACCTTTTACTCCTTGAATTTCTTGATCTCTTAATCCCTTAAGTATTTCTTTAGATTTATTTAAACCTTTTTCTTGGTTAGCAATAAATTGAAGTTTCTTTTTTCCTTCTTCTCCAATTTCTTTTTCAATTTGGAGTTGTTGTCTTCTTGCTTGGTTTTGAAGTTTTTCATTTTTTGCTAAATCTCTACTTACATCTTTTAATGAAGAATATTCTGATGCTAAATTTTGTGTAAGTGAAACAGCTTGTTTTGTTAAATCTACTGATAATTTATCTGTGGTATATTTATCTTTTGAAGTTTTATATAAAAAGGACATTTTATCATTTAAAGCTCCAACTAAACTTAATTGTTCAGCGAGAGCAGCATTGTTTTCTTCAATGTTCTTTTTTGATATTTCCTCTTTTTTAGCCATTAACTGTTAAATATATGTTATAAATATTAAAAGGCACCAAAATTTGATGCCTTTATAATAATTATTTTAATTTACTTTTATCTGGGTTTACCCAATCTAATGCTGTGCGATTAGATGACTTACCTGTGTTTTTATTAGCTTCACTTTCTTTAGCTAAGGATTCGGATATAAAATTATATGTTGCATTTCTAAGCCATACAGGCATGTTATAAACGGTATCATAATCATATCCACCCTTTCCATAAAATAAAATTTCATGGATTATTCTAAACAATGAAAGTCTATACTCTTGCGTCAGGCCAAAAAAACTGGACCTGTAAAGGAATAGCTACCTCCTCTTCGCTATTTTCACCTTCGTATAAAAAAGTCATTTTTACATCAGGGTTAATTGATTTAAGATAAACTCTAAAAGCAGAAGCATCTTTTGCTAAAAGATAATTATCTATAAACTCTCTAATTGTTTTTTGATCTTCATCTTCGTTTACTGAAGAAATTTGATGTTTTAAACGGGTTGAAAGTTCAGCAGAATTATTTTTATTAATACGTTTAAGTCCTTTTACTTCAGCATCAATATCTTTTTCCATTTTTCCTGTAAGTAATTTAAAAGTTATTTCATTTTGAGAATGTGGTAAAATATATTTAAATAAATTAACTCCTTTTTCAAGAATTAAGGATTCATCTAATTCAACCGATGGAAGCTCTGCAAGATTAACTGTGATTTCTTCATTATTATAGGTAAAAGAATAATCTTTACCATACCCTAAAACGCGAGCTGCTACTAATATAGCGTTTTTATCTCCAAGAAATAAATCTTCATAATTAAATTTAGTAACCAATAAAGATTGAAGTAATTTATCAATTACAATACCTTGTTTGATATAATTTTGATTAGTAAGAATGTCTTCTTCTTTAGCAGTCATGTATTTCATTTCAACTTTACCGCTTGATAGAGGATGTCCTTCAGGGTATAATAAACCTTTTGAAGGTAATTCGATTGTTTCCGTAGGAAATTTGATTTTGCTGTCCATAATTTTTATTTAGTATAACTTTGTTGTCGTATATAAATATATGAAAAAAAAGGAAGCTCGCAAAAAATGCGAGCTTTCTTAGATTATTTTTAAAAATTTATTAGAAATTCAATACACAATAATCAGGTTGAACTACCATTGTAAGATTTACTGCTGTGTCTGCTGTGTCCCAGTTATATTCACCGAAGTTAGCACTTGTGATAAAACATCCTTTTAAAATCCATTCTGATACGATGTCACCTACAGGTCCTAATACGTTAAATGTTAAATCTTTCTTATACATATCCGAATAACCATCACGTCCTGTTACTGATTCGTGGTGTAAACGTACCCATTCCATTACTGCTTGAGCTCCGGAGGGAGTAATAGGATCAAACAATGTAAATGTAATAGGATCCCATTTAGTCATACCTTTAACATAACGTTGAACGTTAATATGGTTTAATTGAACTGTACCTGAGTTTACCGTAATAGCACTTACACCTTTAATTTCGTATGAAGGAATACCATCAATATACATGATGAATCGGTTCGCCTGTTTTGGTTCAAACGCGGTGAAAAATATTTCGTTAGAATCTAATATTGCCATTTTGTTTATTTATTTAATTTTGTTATAAATATTTAATTTTTAAATTTCTTATCCAGGGAATGTTGCACCTGTTGGTAAGATGTTGAAATCCAAGTAAATAAATTCGGCCGTTTTGGTTGGTTGAATATAAATTTGACCTACCATTTGGTTTCTATCGATTACATCTGCTGGGTTGTTACTATCGTCCATAATTACTTTAAAAGCATACAAACCTTGTTTTTGTTGTACTGTTTCCAAGTATGGGTTTACGGATGCTAAAAATGAATTTCTTGTAGCGATTGTATTTTGTTCGAATACTAAGTTTTGAGCTACTTCTGAAATGAAATTTTTAAGAGCAATTAACAAACGACGAACATTTACACGATCTAAAGCTGATGCTTTTTTCTGTAATGTTTTTTGACCATATACTACTACTCCGTTTGCAGGGAATGTAGCTATTGGGTTTACAGCTCCTATATAAAGATTATCGCGTTGGGTTTGAGTTAATTTAGTTTCTGCTTTAACTACAAGATTTAAACCACCTCTATTAATACCTGCTGGTGCAAACCATGGCTCAGATACTGTATCATTGTAAGCAAATACACCAGGAATTACTGTTGATGCTGGGATCCATACTAATTGTCCTGAATCTGGTTCAACGATTTGAACCCAAGGCCAATATGAAGCTGCATATGAAGTATTTCTATTTCCTGCTTGTGTAGTTGCTGAGGATACGGTTGAACCATAAGGTACTAAATCTGCTATAAAAATATTATCACCTCTATTTTGAGTATTATTGATAATAGTAGTCATTTGAGCACCGTAGTTAGTATCGGAATTATATAAACCAGGAGTTACTAATACATTAAATTTATAAGCATCTTGGTTAGACATTAAATTAATTGAATTTGTATAATTAAGAGCTATTAATCCTTGAGTATTAGAAGTATTGATTGTATCATAAAAATTAGCTCCTGCTTTTAATGTACCAACAGCACTACCAAATGATCCACTATTACTAGCAGGCATAAAGGCAGCATATGCTGTAGTTGGATATCCACTATTGTCAAAATAGTTAGGCATTAAGAAATCTGAATCAATACTAGATACATAAACATATTTTGAATTACGTTTGTAATTACCTACAGTTTGTACTGAAAGAGAAGATGTGTTATATACATCGTATTGATCCCCAATTACTTTAGAAATAAAGTTTGGTTGAGTTGGATCTAATGATAAATTAGTCCAGTTTTCTAATATAACAACATTATTGGTGTTGTCATTACCTCGTCTAATAAATAAATCAAATGTGCCTGAGGCTGTATTTGAATTTGCAATTTGCCATCTAAGGTTATAGTTTGAACCTGATGCTAATGATCCACTAACATCTAAAGAACTAGTACTATTCATAATAGTACCTTGAGAGATAGTAGTTAAAGTAAAGGCACTACCACTTGCAATAGCTCCTGCTGTACTACCTGAAATAAAGGATGATGTTGCAGATGTGTATGAACCACTAGCTACTCTAGTTACTAATAAAGTTTCACCACCGTTAGCAAAATAATTATATGCTGTAATTGAGGTAAAAAATGAGTAAACGTTACTAGCGCTAAGGAAAGTAGAACCAAATTTATTAGTATAATCACTGTATGAAGTAACAATAGTTGGAACTTCAACAGGTCCTATTACTGTAGGTCCAAGAATAGCAGCACTATTTCTGATGGGTCCTTGGGAAACAAATGAGTTATCATTTTCGGATGCGAGGACTCCTGGGGATATTAATGATTCGGCCATGTTAATGAGTTGTTTTTTATTCTGTTATAAATATGTTAAAAATTTTTAAAAGTCATTTATTCGTGAATATTTTTAAATTCGCCTGTTTTTAAATTTAAAGCGACTTCACCATATTTTTCTTGTAACTCAATTCCAATTTTAGAACAATTTTCTTCTAAAACTTGTAATTCTTGGATTAATTTATTTTTTTTATTTTTTAAACATTGTAACTCATATTCTAAATTACCAAGTTGATTTTTTAAATTTTCTCGTTGGTTATTTAGTTGATTTAATAAATGTAACTCTTCAGGGGTTAAAAACATATTCACGATATAAATATTCGTTCTATATTAAATATTAAGAAGTTTGTTAAGAGATTCAATTATTTGAGAAGGTTTAATAGTTTTTGTACACTCAAATTGACGTGGTGTATCTTTATGATCAGGACACCATTCCCAATCACCCGGATTTAACCATTCTCTATTAAAACATCCATTACATACATTAGTATCATAGTTAAATATACGTTCACAATCAAGAAACTCACTATATGGTAAACTAAATCCTGAGATTAGTATTACAGGTGTACCTATAGACCATGCTAACCAAGATAACCCACTACCAACACCTATAAAAGCATCAGCGTGTTTAATATCTACCATTCTATCTTCAATCGGATAATTACCTGTTTTATTAATTACTCCTTTTAATTTACCTCCTAATTTTGAATCATGCCATTTATCACCTAATTTTTCTTGGGTGATTATTACTACTTTATATCCTTTTGCATTTAAATAATCAATTACTGTTTGCCATCCGCCTGGGTAATTCCAATATTTAGCATGTGCTGAAGCGTGAGGTGCAATAACAACATATTTACCATGAATTTGTCTTCCCTTATTAGGAACATTAATTTTTGGTTTAGTTTCTACATAAGATAATCCTAATACAGATGTTGATGTTTCTCCTAATGGATGTTGTTTAAAATCAATTGGGATTTTTAAATTATTTATAGTTCTATCTTCATTATAAAACCAACCAATATTGTACATAGCATATAAATCATGTACTTCAGTACCTGGGGTAACAAATTCTAATTCAGGGTATTCTTTTTCAAACCATTCATTGTGAAATGTTGAACATATTACATGACATTTATGAACTTTTCTAAATTCATCTATAAACGGAAACCAAGCTAAGGTATCACCTAATGCTGAGGACTCTAAATGAATATAAACTCTTTTTTCTCTAGCATTAAAATCATGTTCGAATACTAATTCATCATTTTCTTTATCGTAAACTTCAATTCTCCAATTAATGAAATATTCAATACCTGGTTTGGTCCACATATTGTTAGTAATCTCTGCTTCATATACTAATTCATCTTTAGATTTATTAAAAAATTTAGCTACATATGTTTTAGAGTTAGAACCTATAATTTCTAAAAATGCTCCTTTTAAAAAATTAAACTTAAATGTATTATTATTTTCCTTATTTGGAATGTTTAATTGGGGGGTGTTATTATACTCCTTAATCAATATTTCTTTCATATACTTTAATTAATTCTTTAGAACGGTTAAACCATGATAATTCTTGAGATGTTACTACTAATTTATCTCTATATAATGACCAATTACTTAATATATCTTTTAAACCTCTATCCATTTCAAATACATCACGTGGAGATCTCCAAGCACCGTGAAAATCTGTTTCAATTTCCCAGTTAGCAATAAGAGGTAAACCAGCAGCTGCTGCTTCAATCATTGTTAAATTAGGATGTCCAGCTTCTAAAATAGTTGGGTGTATAAAAATATCGTGGGTGTGATATAATTCCAATAATTTACTATTAGGAGTATCAAAAACCAAGTTTAGTTTAGGGTAACCTAACATCCACAGGTGTCCATTAAAAAATCTTTTATTATCTGAAGGGCCTGCTATTGTAATTTCTAAATTATTAAGCATTGCTAACCCTAACCCTAAAGCAAAACCTTTTCTATCAAATGTAGGATCTCCACCTAAACCATTATTAGCTATCATTAATAGTTTTGGATTAGCAGGAGTATTTTTTTGTTTTGGATATAATTCATTTGTGTTAACACCATGAGAGAAATAAACACATTTATCACTTTCAAAGTAGTCAACTAAAAATCTAGCAGGCATTAAAGATATAAGTGAACCTTCAATTGCTTGGAGGTTTTCTTTATAAACATGAGAATCCTTACCATAAAAGAAAGCATGATGGTCGTGTAATTGGTAAACATATGGTATACCTCTTTCTGCTAATTGAATTGCTAGATTAGCTACGTGACAATGAACTATATCATATTCTCCAGGATTAATTTGACCTGACATTTTAATATCTACTTCATGTCCTAATTCTTTTAGATTTTGGGTAAATTCCCAAACAATTTTTTCAATAGCTCCCCATGCTGGAGGTGGGATTGGAATACCACAACCCGGATCGACTTGACAGATTTTCATTATGTTGTAAATATTAAAGGGTTATCGGTTGAAGCATCTTTAACAGTTTGTTCTATAATACTATAACCTGGGAGATGTTTTGTATAAATTTTTTCGGCTGTTCCTATTTTTAATTTAGCAACATTACACATCCATAAATCAATAGCATCCCAAGTCATAGTTTCTAATAATGTTTTAATTTTTTTAGTTTTAATATTATTAATTAAATATGATTGTGCTGGGATAAAAGGGGTTACATTTGTATAAATGTCATCAATTTTAGGTCCATTTAAATTTCTATCTTGCCATGGATTTCCAAATCCAATAACATCCATATCTGTTTGATATGATAATTTATTAAATCGAATTAAAGATTCATATAACTCTTGATAATCACTATCTACTATAACATCGCCTTCTACGATTAATACAAAATCATAGTCTGTATTATCCTCAGCGCATATAGCATTTTTATGAGCTAAATAACAACCATAATGTCCAGGAGCTAATTTATAATAACCAGGTACTTCTTGAATTTCGTGTGGACGTGCACATGTTTCTTTAGGTGGAAGCCCTTTCCATATTTCATTAACTCGTTGTTCGTATAATATACCTGTTTTTTTACAGAAATCTTTAATATTATCTATTGAACGGATTTCTTTTTCATTAGTTTCAGGTTCAGTAACTAAATGCATTAATTTAATTTTAGGTAAATGATTTTTTACTTCAATACTTCCATTAAATTCTAAATTTGTTACCTGGATTGTGGTGATTTTTAGGATTTTATGGTAATTACTTATAGTAAATACTACCTCCATTCCTTCTTCGTATGGAAGGATTTTATAATAATCTGTTTTACCCTCTATGTTTAATTCATCAAAGAATACTTCGTTTTTATCCTTATCAAGTACTTTAATTTGAATTAATCTTGATTCTTTACTATTAGAAATTCTAATATAAGGAGCAAATGTGTTAGGAATATTAGTAGATAGTACAGTGTAATATTCTACTTGGGAAAAATCAGAATGATCAAAAGTTTCTATACTTTTTTGATTAAATATTTCAATATCTTCAAAATAAATTTGATCTGAACTTCGTTTAAATATATGATGCCACATATTTTCTAAACCATTACTTTCACTTCCTAATTGGAAACGTAAATGTTCATAATCTTCAGTATTAAATACTTGGTGAACATGATCTAAAAAGAAATCTGAGTTGGAAGCATAAAAATAAGTATGTAAAGCATCACCTTCTGATGCTCTATATTTACCAAAGTATGCTTTTTTATTATCTAATATTTCAGATACTTCATTAATATGTTTTGTATTTTGAATAGTGTAATCAAAATTGATAAAGAATAATTTTTTATATCCTAAATTTTTAGCTAAAGCAGCACCGTTTACATAATTTGAATAAACACTAGGGCCATGATATAAATCATTATCATTTCCTCTTAAATTAATATGGACTTTATGATCAGGAAGATCAGCCCAATAATTACAATAATATGAATGTTTAGTTAAAATATTATTGTTATCAACAACAACATAATCTGCTTTTGCTTCTATAGCAAATGGAACAGGAATATGTGATGTAACTAATACTTTTGTTCCTCTAGCATGAATTGAATCAATTGTTTTTAATGTAGTTTCAACTATAGTATCACTTATTGGGAAAGTTGATAATATAAAAATTTCTTCATTTAAATTAGATTCTTTAACACCTAATTTTTCAGCAATTTTATTACAATTAATTTTAAAATCATCAAACTTTAAATAATTAATAGTTTTAAATTTATCAAAATAATTTAAATAAACTGGGAGATTATATATTAATGTAGGGATTTGATTTGAAATGGCCTCACGAATAACTAATGGCATTGTTTCTTTATCATTATCATGTCCACGAGAGGTAAACAAGAATAAATCCATTGCCTGATAGAATTTATCAACGTCTGTACGTTCGTTCCACCATGTTAAATTTGGGGGAGTGTTTTGAGCTAATGGTTCCCAATACCATTTAAAATTATCTGCTCGGTTTCCTAAACTATGAAATTCCACATCAGGAAATTGTTTAGCATATTCAAAAAATTCAGCTTGATTTTTACGAGATGTATATAATCCAACATGTAAAACGTGTTTTTTAGCGGGATCTAATTGTAGATTACGCAATGCCTCTTCACGGTCAGGACGTTCTATATATTCAATAGGATATTCGACTAATACGCTAGGAACGTTAATATCTTTATATTGATTTATTTGCCATTGAGATACAAACATGAATTTATCAGGAAAGAAACGTTTATCTTCTGTGTTATAAGAAGAATCATGTGACGTTTCTATAATGATATAACTTCTATCTTGTTTATAAATTTGTTTGGCTACTTCTTCATCCATAAAAAACTCAGGAATTTCTTCCAAATGGATAATATCAGGTTGGACTTGATTAATAATATCAATCAGTTCTATTTTATTTTCTTCTAATGTAAAGAATTTATCCGGATCAATAAGGTTTTGGATTTTATTTTTTGTAACTACAAGAATACCTCCAGTACAATCAACCCATTCTACAAGATAAATTTCAAATTCATCTTTAAGTAATTCAATTTTTTTAGTTAAATATTGAGGGAGTCCGCCAGTTGATAGATGCGGTGCAACATATAACAATTTTTTCATAATAACTTATTTCCAATAAATATACTAAAGAAAATTTAAAGTTCCAAACTTAGCTCATAGTAACATCCCAAAGTGAACCTGTTTTATTTGCTAATGGTGAATTAAGAGCTATTGTTGCAGTGCCATAAGTTGTTGAGTCATAAGTATTACCTCCATTATTTACCGTTGCACTTGTAAAAAATGGACTACCATTAATAAAAAAATTTGCAGTTACAGCTCCTGCAAGACCAGGGTATGAAGGAGATGTTTGGATGTCTAAAACCCAATAATAAGTGTTTATTAGTGGGGTAATAGTATCTTGCTGTATGTCAGCTCCAAAAGTAGGGAAAAATGGAGCTAGGGAGAATCCTCCAGCAGCATATATATATGTTAATGAACTATCGTAAAGGGTTAATCTAATATTAAAATCATAACAATCTGGTGGGTCTGGGGGCATTATGGGAGAAGGACCACTATAGGCACCATTAACAGTTATTAATCTATCATAATTACTATCATAAAAATAATTTAATCCTGAAAAATCACTTACTTTTATATTTGTAGTTTTTGCAGTAGTAAGATATATTCTATTTGCTCCTGATCCTTCACCTTGTCCCCAATTATTATCAGGTTGATTACCAGAACCATTTAGACCTGTAAAATATGAAAAAAAACTCATAGTATTTAAGCTAAGGATACCTGTAGAATAAGCACCATTAGCTTCACTCCATATATCACTAAAATTTATACTTGAAGTTGGAACTGCCATTTTTATTTATTTAATTTATCTTCTAAATCTTTGACTTTTTTACTTAATTCTTTAATTGCTTCAATTAATAAAGCATTTAAGTTACCATATGCTACTGATTTCATTCCTGTTATAGCATCTGTATTAACTACTTCTGGGAGAATTAATTCTACTTCTTGTGCAATTACACCTGCATGTCTACCTTTATAATTTTCTTTATCATCTAATCTTGTAAATGTTACACCATTTATTTGGTTAATTTTATTGATAGCATCTTCTATTATTTGTATATCACCTTTTACTCTTCTATCAGAGAATGCTTGAATATCATTTGATGCGTATATAGATACACCACTTACGTTACCGCTTACGTGTAGAGGATATGATGGAGAAGTTGTACCAACACCTAATCTGCTGTTTGTCATATCAGCATATAAGAACGATACACTTTGTACTGTTGTTGTACTTGTTGTGCGTACTAAGTAATCAGGTTGGTTAGTAAATACACCACCACTAATACCTGATGTACCATTGATTGATTGACCACTTGTACCCGAAGCTCCAGTAGTACCATTTGAACCATTTACTCCTGAAGTACCATTAGCTCCACTAGCACCATTGTTACCTGAGTTTCCATTTGAACCTGAAGTTCCAGTAGTTCCTGATACTGCACTTACTCCTGAAGCACCTGCGTTACCATTATTACCTGAAGATCCGTTTGAACCTGAAGTTCCTGAAGCACCACTTACTCCACTAGGACCTGCACCTCCATTATTACCAGCTGAACCACTTGTACCATTTGTTCCTGATAATCCTGAGTTTCCTGAGTTACCTGCAGCTCCTGAAGTACCGTTTGAACCTGTAGTTCCATTTGTTCCTGATAGTCCTGAGTTACCTGAAGCACCTGCGTTTCCATTGTTACCACTTGAACCATTTGAACCTGAAGTTCCTGAAGCACCACTTATTCCACTTGCTCCTGCTCCTCCGTTATTACCATTTGAACCTGAGGTTCCGTTTGTACCTGATAATCCTGAGTTTCCTGAATTTCCTGCTGCTCCTGAAGTACCGTTTGAACCTGAAGTTCCACTTAAACCACTATTTCCTGAGTTTCCTGCAGCACCATTATTACCGTTTGAACCTGTGGTTCCGTTTGTACCTGATAATCCTGAGTTTCCTGAATTCCCTGCTGCTCCTGAAGTACCATTTGAACCTGTGGTTCCATTAGTTCCTGAATTTCCTGAGTTTCCTGAGGCACCGTTATTACCATTGTTGCCTGAAGTTCCGTTTGAACCTGTTGTTCCTGATAATGCGCTATTTCCACTGTTACCTGCAACACCATTACTACCATTTGTTCCTGATGAACCAGTTGTACCTGATAATGCGCTGTTTCCACTGTTTCCCGCTGCACCGTTGTTACCTGAAGATCCGTTTGAACCTGTTGAACCTGAAGTACCGGATGCTGCACTTACTCCTGAAGCACCTGCGCCTCCATTATTACCTGAAGATCCGTTTGAACCTGTTGTACCTGATAATCCACTTAAACCACTGTTTCCTGCATTACCATTATTACCTGAAGTTCCGTTTGAACCTGTTGTTCCGTTAGTACCTGAGTTTCCTGAGTTACCCGAGTTACCATTTGAACCTGAGGTTCCATTAGTACCTGAGTTACCCGAGTTGCCTGAAGCGCCATTATTACCTGAAGTTCCGTTTGAACCTGTTGTTCCTGATACTCCTGAGTTACCTGAGTTACCTGAGTTACCAGTAGCACCATTACTACCATTTGTTCCTGAGGAACCAGTTGTACCTGATGCTGCGCTGTTTCCACTATTTCCGGCGGCACCATTATTACCTGAGGATCCTGAAGTACCTGTTGAACCTGATGTACCGGATAATGCACTGTTTCCACTGTTACCTGCAGCACCATTAGATCCATTTGAACCTGTTGAACCTGATGTACCTGAAGTGGCACTTAATCCGCTATTTCCTGCAGCACCTGCGTTTCCTGAAGTACCGTTTGAACCTGTAGTTCCACTTGTACCACTTACGTTTGAAGTACCATTAGCACCTGCTGCTCCGTTTGAACCATTTGAACCTGATGTTCCACTAGTACCACTTACAGCACTTGCTCCACTATTTCCTGCGTTACCACTTGAACCATTTGTTCCTGTTGAACCTGAAGTTCCTGAGGTGGCACTTAATCCGCTATTACCTGCAGCTCCTGCGTTTCCTGAAGTACCATTTGAACCTGTAGTTCCACTAGTACCACTTATATTTGATGTACCACTATTTCCAGCAGCACCGTTTGTACCGTTTGAACCTGAAGAACCGGATGTTGCGCTAATTGTGCTAACACCTGCTACTGCAGCTCCTCCAGAACTACCATTTGAACCAGTTGTTCCTGATGTTCCGCTTACTGAGGAAGCACCGCTATTACCTGCATTACCTGCTGAACCATTAGTTCCGGTAGAACCACTTGTTCCTGAAGTAGCGCTTAAACCACTATTACCTGCAGCACCTGCGTTTCCGGATGAACCATTAGAACCTGTAGTACCTGAAGTTCCACTTATGTTTGAAGTACCATTAGCACCTGCTGCTCCGTTTGAACCCGTTGTACCTGAAGAACCTGAAGTACCACTTGCTGCGCTAGCTCCATTATTTCCTGCGGCACCAGCAGAACCGCTAGTTCCTGAAGAACCGCTTGAACCACTTACTGCTGATTGTGTACTTTGACCTGATGTTGCTGCCGCTCCCGTTGTACCTGATGAACCAGTTGAACCTGATGTACCTGAGGTAGCACTTAATCCGCTATTTCCAGCAACACCTGCATTACCATTTGATCCATTAGATCCTGTAGTGCCACTTGTGCCACTTACATTTGAAGTTCCACTAGCACCAGCAGCTCCATTTGAACCTGTTGATCCTGTAGAACCTGAAGTTCCGCTTATATTTGAAGTACCACTGTTTCCAGCAGCACCATTACTACCATTTGAACCTGTAGAACCTGAAGTACCACTTAATGCAGAAGCTCCACTATTTCCTGCGTTACCATTTGAACCATTAGTTCCTGTAGAACCGCTAGTTCCTGATGTTTGGCTTAATCCTGAGTTACCAGCAGCACCTGATGTACCATTAGTACCTGTTGAACCTGAAGTACCTGAACTTCCTGCAGTTCCTGATGTTTGACTTGCACCTGAAGTACCTATTGCACCTGAAGTACCATTCGAACCAGTTGAACCACTTGTTCCTGAAGTTTGACTTAAACCACTGTTTCCAGCAGCACCCGTTGAACCATTTGTTCCTGTTGAACCTGAAGTTCCTGAAGTAGCACTTGCACCTGAGGTGCCATTAGCTCCTGTAGCTCCATTTGAACCGTTTGAACCACTTGAACCTGAAGTGCCACTTGCAGCACTTGCTCCACTATTACCTGATATTCCATTCGAACCATTTGTTCCTGAAGAACCAGTTGAACCTGAAGTGCCGCTTAAAGCTGATGCACCTGAGTTACCTGCAGCCCCGTTTGAACCGTTAGATCCTGATGTACCTGAGGTACCTGATAAAGCACTTAATCCGCTATTACCTGCTACACCTGCTGAACCGTTAGTTCCTGAAGAACCAGTTGTACCTGAAGTTCCACTTAATGCAGAAGCTCCACTGTTTCCAGCATTTCCTGATGAACCGTTAGTTCCTGTAGAACCACTAGTACCTGAAGTTGCACTTAATCCACTATTTCCTGCTATTCCAGCATTTCCATTTGAACCTGCTGAACCAGTTGAACCACTTGTACCACTTACGTTTGAAGTTCCATTAGCACCTGCGGCTCCATTTGAACCATTTGAACCTGTAGTTCCACTTGTACCACTTATAGCACTTAAACCTGAGTTGCCTGCTGCTCCTGATGAACCGTTAGTACCCGTTGAACCTGAAGTACCACTTGTTGAGCTTAAACCTGAGTTTCCAGCGGCTCCAGCATTACCTGATGAACCTGCGGAACCAGTAGTTCCGCTAGTTCCACTTATATTTGAAGTTCCATTAGCACCTGCAGCACCATTTGAACCATTTGAACCAGTTGATCCTGAGGTACCGCTTAAAGCACTTGCTCCACTATTTCCTGCGTTACCACTTGAACCATTTGTTCCTGTTGAACCTGAAGTTCCTGAAGTAGCACTTGCACCTGAGGTGCCATTAGCTCCTGTAGCACCATTGGAACCATTAGATCCTGATGAACCTGATGTTCCACTTGCAGCACTTGCACCTGAATTTCCAGTAACACCTGCTGAACCGTTAGTTCCTGAAGAACCTGTTGATCCTGAAGTACCACTTAATGCGCTTGCCCCTGAATTACCTGCGTTACCTGAAGAACCATTTGTTCCTGTTGAACCTGAAGTACCGCTTATATTTGAAGTTCCGTTTGCACCAGCAGCTCCATTTGAACCTGCTGATCCTGATGAACCTGAAGTTCCACTTAATGCACTTGCTCCACTATTACCTGCTATACCTGCAGAACCTGTAGTTCCTGAGGAACCTGTAGTTCCAGAAGTTGCACTTAAACCGCTATTTCCAGCGACACCTGCGTTACCGTTTGATCCGTTAGATCCTGTAGTTCCTGAAGTGCCACTTATGTTTGAAGTGCCACTAGCACCTGCTGCTCCATTTGAACCCGTTGATCCTGATGAACCTGAAGTTCCGGATAATGCACTAGCTCCTGAATTACCTGCGTTACCTGAAGAACCATTTGTTCCTGTTGAACCTGAAGTTCCTGAAGTAGCGCTTAATGCTGAAGCACCTGCTACTCCTGTTGAACCATTTGTTCCTGATGAACCTGTTGTACCTGATGTAGCACTTAATGCTGAAACACCGGCTACACCTGCAGAACCATTAGTTCCTGAAGAACCAGTAGAACCACTTGTTCCTGAAAGTGCTGAAGCACCTGAGTTACCTGTGTTTCCACTTGATCCGTTAGAACCTGTTGAACCACTTGTTCCTGATAATGCACTTGCTCCATTTGATCCAGTATTACCTGAAGAACCATTTGAACCTGATGACCCTGATGTGCCACTAACAGCGGATATTCCTGATGCACCACTAATACCTGATGAACCTCCTGTACCTGCACTACCTGATGTACCTGAAGTTGCACTTGCACCTGAAGTACCTGCAACTCCTGATGCCCCTGATGAACCGCTTGTTCCTGTAGAACCACTTGTTCCTGAAGAACCAGCAGTACCTGAGGTTGAACTTGCACCTGATGTACCGGCAGCTCCTGATGAACCATTAGATCCTGTAGAACCACTAGTACCTGAAGTTGCACTAGCACCACTTAACCCTGCAGCACCTGATGAACCTGAAGTTCCTGTAGAACCACTTGTTCCACTTGTTGCGCTTAAACCACTATTTCCAGCAACACCTGCTGAACCTGAAGTACCGCTTGAACCAGTTGAACCTGAAGTACCTGATAAAGCACTTGCTCCTGAATTTCCAGCATTACCTGATGAACCGTTAGTACCAGTAGAACCACTAGTACCACTTGTTCTACTAAGACCTGAAGTTCCATCAGCTCCTGAAGAACCGTTTGAACCTGAAGAACCAGCCGAACCTGAAGTGCTGCTTAAACCACTAGTTCCATTATTTCCTGAAGTACCTGAAGTTCCTGATGAACCTGCTGTACCTGATGTTTGACTTAATCCACTGTTTCCTGCTACTCCTGCTGAACCATTGGTTCCTGTTGAACCTGAAGTACCGCTTGTAGCACTTGCTCCACTTGTACCTGCATTTCCTGTAGCACCATTTGAACCATTAGATCCTGATGAACCACTTGTTCCACTTAAAGCACTAGCTCCACTATTTCCTGCGTTACCTGTCGAACCGTTAGTACCAGTAGAACCACTTGTTCCACTTGTTGCGCTTAATCCGCTATTTCCTGCTGCACCTGCTGAACCATTAGATCCTGATGAACCTGATGTTCCACTTAAAGCTGAAGCTCCTGAGTTACCAGCTACTCCGTTTGAACCTGAACTACCACTTGAACCTGTAGAACCACTTGTTCCTGATAATGCACTAGCACCTGATGTACCAGCATTTCCTGTTGAACCGTTTGTTCCAGTTGAACCTGATGTACCTGATGTTTGACTTAATCCTGAATTACCAGCAACACCCGCTGAACCTGAAGTTCCGGTTGAACCACTAGTTCCACTTGAACCTGCAGTACCACTTGTTGCACTTGCACCTGAAGTACCTGCGTTTCCTGATACTCCATTTGAACCATTTGAACCTGATGAACCACTAGTACCACTTAATGCTGAAGCACCTGAGTTACCTGCGTTACCTGAAGAACCGTTTGTTCCAGTAGATCCTGAGGTACCTGATGTTTGACTTAATCCGCTATTTCCAGCAGCACCTGCTGAGCCACTAGTTCCTGATGAACCTGTTGAACCTGAAGTACCGCTTAAAGCACTTGCTCCACTATTTCCAGCGTTACCATTTGAACCATTTGAACCAGTTGAACCTGAAGTTCCTGAGGTAAAGCTTAAACCACTGTTTCCAGCATTACCTGCTGAACCTGAAGTTCCTGTTGAACCTGAGGTTCCTGAACTTCCTGCTGTACCGCTTGTAGCACTTGCACCACTTAATCCAGCAGCACCTGATGAACCTGAAGAACCTGATGAACCAGTTGAACCTGAAGTTCCGCTTAATGCTGAAGCTCCTGAGTTACCTGCATTACCACTTGAACCATTTGAACCTGTAGAACCGCTAGTTCCTGAGGTTTGGCTTAAACCACTGTTTCCTGCGGCTCCTGCTGAACCTGAGGTTCCTGTTGAACCGCTTGTTCCGGAAGTTGCACTTGCTCCACTATTTCCAGCATTTCCTGAGGTACCATTAGTACCAGTTGAACCACTAGTACCGCTTGATCCTGCTGTTCCTGATGTTGTTGAAGCACCTGAAGTACCTGCAGCTCCTGTACTACCATTAGTTCCTGATGAACCGGAAGTTCCTGATAATTGACTTAAACCATTAGTTCCAACAGCACCTGATGTACCTGCTGAACCTGAAGAACCTGAAGTACCAGAGGCTTGACTTAAACCATTAGTTCCTGCATTTCCTGAGGAACCTACTGTTCCTGATGAGCCACTTGTTCCACTAGTAGCACTTAAAGCACTTAATCCAGCAATTCCTGCTGAACCTGAAGTACCATTTGAACCTGTAGAACCACTTGTTCCACTTAATGCACTTGCACCTGAGTTTCCAGCATTTCCACTTGATCCGTTTGAACCAGTAGAACCACTAGTACCACTTAATGCACTTATACCTGATGTACCTGCATTACCACTAGAACCATTAGTTCCTGTAGAGCCACTTGTTCCACTTGTGTTGCTTAAACCGCTATTTCCAGCATTACCCGCTGAACCATTTGTACCGGTTGAACCTGAAGTACCACTTGTATTTGATAAACCTGAGTTACCTGCAGCTCCTGCAGAACCACTAGTTCCTGTTGAACCTGAAGTTCCTGCTGAACCTGATGTATTTGAAGCACCTGATGTGCCTGCATTTCCTGATGAACCTACGGTTCCTGATGAACCACTAGTACCTGATGTAGCACTTAATGCACTTGCACCTGCCGCTCCTGCTGAACCTGAAGTTCCAGTTGAACCACTTGTACCACTTGTATTACTTAATCCGCTATTACCTGCGACACCATTTGAACCTGAAGAACCTGATGAACCCGTTGAACCTGAAGTACTGCTTAATGCTGAAGCTCCAGCTATTCCTGCTGAACCTGAGGTTCCTGAAGAACCTGTAGAACCACTTGTTCCACTTAAAGCACTTGCTCCTGAAGTACCTGCTGCACCTGAAGATCCATTTGAACCTGTTGATCCTGAAGTACCACTTGTAGCACTTAATCCACTATTTCCAGATGCGCCTGCAGAACCTGAGGTTCCTGAAGAACCTGTTGAACCTGAGGTACCACTTAAAGCACTTAAACCTGATGTACCTGCTACACCTGAAGATCCATTTGAACCTGTTGATCCTGATGAACCTGAAAGTGAGCTATTTCCACTAGATCCTGCTATACCTGAAGAACCTGTAGTTCCTGTTGAACCTGATGTTCCTGAAGTTGAGGATGATCCGCTTTGACCTGATGCACCCGCAGATCCTGTTGTTCCTGAACTACCAGTTGTGCCTGAAGTTGCGCTAATAGCTGAAGCTCCGGCTACTCCTGCTGAACCTGATGTTCCTGAAGAACCTGTTGAACCTGAAGTTCCTGAAAGTGCTGAAGCACCTTGTGAACCTGCTATACCTGATGAACCATTTGTACCAGTTGAACCACTAGTGCCACTTAAAGCACTTGCTCCTGAGGTACCTGCAACTCCTGAGGATCCATTTGAACCTGTAGAACCACTTGTTCCTGATGTTTGACTTAATCCACTATTTCCTGCGGCTCCTGCGGAACCTGATGTTCCTGAAGAACCTGTTGTACCTGAGGTAGAGCTTAATCCGCTATTTCCAGCCGCACCTGCTGAACCACTAGTTCCACTTGAACCTGTTGAACCTGAAGTACCACTTAAGGCACTTGATCCTGAGGTACCAGTATTACCTGAAGTACCATTAGAACCAGTAGAACCTGAAGTTCCTGAAAGGGCTGAGACTCCACTTGAACCAACTGCTCCACTAGATCCATTTGAACCTGTTGAACCACTTGTTCCACTTGTAGCACTTGCACCTGAATTACCTGCAATTCCTGATGAACCATTTGTACCAGTTGAACCACTTGTTCCTGATGAACCAGCAGTACCTGATGTAACACTAGCACCTGATGTACCTGCAATACCTGTTGAACCGTTAGTTCCTGATGAACCGGAAGTTCCCGATAATTGACTTAAACCGTTAGTTCCAGCAGCACCTGTTGTACCTGCTGAACCTGAAGAACCTGAAGTTCCACTTATATTTGAAGCACCATTATTACCTGCATTTCCACTTGATCCATTTGAACCTGTAGAACCGCTTGAACCTGATGCGTTACTTGCTCCTGATGTTCCAGCATTACCTGTTGAACCATTAGTACCACTTGAACCGGATGTTCCTGAAGTAGTACTTAAACCACTATTACCTGAGGCACCTGAAGTACCGTTAGTACCTGTTGAACCACTTGTTCCTGAACTTCCTGCTGTGCCTGAAGTAGATGAAGCGCCACTTGTACCTGCAATTCCTGTAGCGCCATTTGAACCATTAGATCCAGATGAACCTGAAGTTCCACTTAATGCTGAAGCCCCACTGTTACCTGCTGCACCTACTGAACCTGAAGTACCACTTGAACCAGTTGAACCACTTGTGCCACTTAATGCACTTGCTCCGTTATTTCCAGCAGCCCCGTTTGAACCATTTGAACCTGAAGATCCTGAAGTACCTGATAATGCACTTGAGCCACTATTTCCAGCATTACCTGAAGTACCGTTTGTACCTGTTGAACCTGAAGTTCCTGATGAACCTGCGGTTCCTGAGGTTGTACTAGCACCTGAAGTACCTGCAGCACCTGTTGAACCATTTGTTCCTGAAGAACCTGAGGTACCTGATAATTGGCTAGCACCATTTGTACCAGCATTACCTGTTGAACCATTTGTTCCTGAAGAACCTGATGTGCCACTTAATGCACTTAATCCGCTATTACCTGCAGCACCTGCAGAACCATTTGAACCACTTGAACCTGTAGAACCACTAGTACCACTTAATGCGCTAGCACCACTGTTTCCAGCATTACCTGAAGAACCATTAGTACCTGTTGAACCGCTTGATCCTGAACTTCTGCTTAAACCACTAGTTCCTGTGTCCCCATCTCCTGAAGTACCGTTTGTACCTGTTGAACCACTTGTACCTGAAGTTCTGCTAAGGCCTGATGTTCCTATATTTCCTGAGGTACCTACAGAACCTGATGATCCTGAAGTACCTGATGTTTGACTTAATCCTGAGTCACCAGCAGCACCTGCTGAACCTGAAGTTCCTGTTGAACCTGAGGTTCCACTATTTCCTGAAGAGCCAGCTGTTCCTGAAGTTTGACTTGCACCTGAAGTACCTGCTGCTCCTGTAGAACCATTAGTTCCTGTAGAACCTGAAGTACCTGATGATGCACTTGCCCCATTGCTTCCAGCGTTACCTGTTGAACCATTTGTACCCGTTGAACCTGAAGTGCCTGATGTAGCGCTTAAACCGCTATTTCCAGCAGCACCTGCTGAACCTGAAGTGCCACTAGAACCAGTTGAACCTGAAGTTCCACTTAAAGCACTTGTTCCATTTGAACCAGCAGCACCTGAAGAACCGTTAGTACCAGTTGAACCTGATGTTCCACTTAATGCTGAAGCTCCTGAAGAACCTGCTATTCCTGATGACCCATTTGAACCTGTAGAACCTGAAGTACCTGCTGTAGCACTTAAACCACTGTTACCGGCTGCACCTGCTGAACCATTAGATCCGGATGAACCAGTTGAACCTGAAGTACCTGAAAGTGCTGAAGCTCCATTATTTCCAGCATTACCTGAAGTACCGTTTGTACCTGAACTGCCTGAGGTACCGCTTAATTCACTTGCTCCTGATGAACCTGCTATACCTGAAGAACCATTTGAACCTGTAGAACCTGAAGTTCCACTTATATTTGAAATACCACTATTTCCAGCAGCACCGTTTGTACCATTTGAACCTGTAGAACCACTTGTTCCACTTAATGCACTTGCTCCGCTATTTCCAGCGTTTCCACTTGAACCTGAAGTTCCAGTTGAACCCGCTGTACCACTTGTATTACTATCACCTGATGTACCTGCGACTCCAGTTGAACCATTAGATCCTGTTGAACCGCTTGTACCAGCTGTTGCACTTAAACCACTATTTCCAGCAATACCTGCTGAACCTGAGGTGCCATTTGAACCTGTAGAACCACTAGTACCTGATAAGGCACTTGCACCGGAGTTTCCAGCATTTCCACTTGATCCGTTTGAACCAGTAGAACCACTAGAACCTGCTGTATTACTTGCTCCGCTTGTTCCTGCATTTCCAGTTGAACCATTTGTACCTGTTGAACCTGAAGTACCTGAAGTTGAACTTAAACCTGATTGACCTGCAAAACCTGCTGAACCTGAAGTTCCTGAAGAACCAGTTGAACCACTTGTTCCGCTTTCTGCACTTAATCCATTTGTTCCTGCTATACCTGTAGATCCATTTGAACCTGCAGAACCACTAGTTCCACTTAATGCGCTAGTACCTTGTGAACCTGCTAAGCCACTAGATCCGTTTGAACCAGTTGAACCGCTAGTACTACTAAGAGCACTTGTTCCATTACTACCTATATTTCCTGAAGTACCATTAGATCCTGTTGAACCTGATGTACCACTTAATGCACTTAAACCTGATGTACCTTCAATACCTGAAGTACCATTTGAACCTGTAGATCCTGATGTACTACTTAATGCTGAAACACCTGCAATACCTGCTGAACCTGAAGTTCCTGAAGATCCTGTAGTACCTGAAGTGTTGCTTAAACCACTACCTCCAGCAACACCTGTGGAACCACTTGTTCCTGATGAACCAGTAGAACCACTTGTTCCTGATAATGTACTTAAACCATTTGTACCAATAACACCACTTGAACCATTAGATCCACTTGAACCTGAAGTCCCACTTTCTGCACTTAAACCACTAGTTCCTGTAATACCTGAGGAACCATTTGAACCTGATGTTCCTGAAGTAGCGCTAAGAGCTGATGATCCTGCTACACCTGCTGAACCAACTGTTCCTGATGAACCCGTTGTTCCTGAGGTAGCACTTAATGCTGAAACACCGGCAGCACCTGATGAACCTGAAGTTCCTGAGGAACCTGTAGAGCCGCTTGTTCCACTTTCTGCACTAGTACCTTGTGAACCATTTAATCCACTAGATCCATTAGATCCGGTTGAACCTGAAGTGCCACTTATATTACTTAAACCACTGTTTCCAGCAGCACCATTTGAACCTGATGAACCTGATGAACCTGTAGAACCACTTGTTCCACTTAAAGCACTAGCTCCACTATTTCCTGCGTTACCACTTGAACCATTTGTTCCAGTTGAACCACTTGAACCTGCTGTTGAACTTGCTCCACTTACTCCTGCATTTCCACTTGAACCATTAGTACCTGTTGAACCACTTGTTCCTGAAGTAGCACTCAACCCACTATTTCCATCTACACCATTTGAACCTGATGAACCAGTTGAACCACTTGTTCCACTTAATGCTGAGGATCCATTATTACCTATATTTCCGGAGGTTCCGTTTGAACCAGTTGAACCACTAGTGCCACTTAATGCACTTAATCCACTATTTCCTGCAGCTCCTGATGAACCTGATGAACCACTTGAACCTGTAGAACCTGAAGTACTACTTAATGCGCTTGCTCCTCCTGAACCTGCATTACCTGTTGAACCTGAAGTACCTGTTGAACCTGAAGTACCTGAGGTAGAACTTCCTCCGCTATTTCCAGCATTACCTGCTGAACCATTTGTTCCCGTAGAACCACTTGTTCCACTTGTATTACTTAATCCGCTATTACCTGCGGCACCTGATGTACCGTTTGAACCTGAAGTACCTGAAGTACCACTTAAAGCTGATGAACCATTATTTCCAGCATTTCCTGATGAACCAGTAGTACCTGATGAACCAGCAGTACCTGATGTTTGGCTTAAACCTGATGCACCTGCAACACCTGAAGTTCCATTAGAACCACTTGTTCCTGATGTACCTGCTTCTTGACTAAGTCCATTTGTACCAATAACTCCTGAAGTTCCATTAGAACCGCTTGTTCCTGATGTACCTGAAAGAGCTGAAGATCCAGCATTACCATTAGCACCACTACTTCCTGAAGTACCTGTTGAACCACTTGTAGCACTAGCACCTGAGGATCCAGCATTACCTGAAGTTGCATTATTACCTGAAGTACCTGAAGTACCTGTTGTATTACTTGAACCTGAAGTTCCAGCATTACCTGAAGTTGCATTATTACCTGAAGTACCTGAAGTACCTGTTGTTCCTGAATTTCCATTAGTACCAGCAACACCTGATGTGCCGTTTGTACCTGAAGTGCCTGATGTACCTGAAGTTTGACTTAATCCACTATTACCGGCAACACCTGAAGTTCCATTAGTACCATTTATTCCACTTGTTCCTGAAGAACCCGTTGAACCTGATAATCCGTTTGTACCTGAAGTACCGTTTATTCCATTAGCTCCACTAGTTCCTGAAGAACCTGTTGAACCTGATAATCCGTTTGTACCGTTTGTACCGTTTGTACCGTTATCACCTGAGGTACCTGAAAAACCCGTTGAACCTGATAATCCGTTTGTGCCGTTTGTACCATTTGTTCCATTAGCTCCACTAGTTCCTGATGAACCTGTTGAACCTGAGTTCCCGTTTGTGCCTGAGGTACCATTTGTTCCATTAACACCTGAGGTACCTGAAGAACCAGTTGAACCTGAATTTCCGTTTGTGCCGTTTGTACCATTTGTTCCATTAGCTCCACTAGTTCCTGATGAACCTGTTGAACCTGATAATCCATTTGTGCCTGATGTGCCTGATGTGCCTGATGTACCAGCAACACCTGCTGTTCCATTCGAACCATTAACACCACTTGTACCTGAACTTGAATTTACATATCCTACTAATCCTGTAGTTGGATTATATGTTACTACATATGGGCCAGCTTGTACTGGTAAAGTTTGTAGTATAAGAGGTTGTGAAGATCCGGAAATTACTAGCGAACCAGTAATTACAGCTGAACCTGAAAAAGGAAATCCTACACTTGATGCGGAAACATATACGGTTACACCAGTTGTATCAAATGTTGTTAATGCAACTGAACCGGAAAAGTTTAAAAAAGGAACACTAGAACTAACTAATGTACCATTTTGGTAAATATCAATAGTACCACCACCGGTATTATTAGGATCTACGTTATATACGCCTACGGGAACTTGGTCTAGGAATCTTACTTGAGCCATTATTTAGTATTTATCTGGTATAAATATGGCAAAGAATTATATTGCGTTAATTTTTTTCTTAATTTCTAGAGATTTTATTGTTTCAGGTGTAGTAATAGATCCATTACCATTATCTTGGCCATTATAAAGAGCATCATTAGAAGATGCCTCAATTGAAAATATAATTTTTGTTTTATCTGAGAATTTTTTCAATGAATTTATATCTTTTTGTAATATTTCAGGGACTATATATCCATTTAACTTAATGTTAAATGTACTTCTTATTAAACGTTCATCATTAGCAACTAATTCAGTTTGGAAACCAAATGAATCAATCATAGACTTAAATTTAAAACGTTGAGGGTCACCCCAATATGCATCTGAAGCATAGTTAATTGCTTCTACTATTTTATTAAGTTGTTCTACATAATATGTAAAAACTACACACGTGTAAGTTATAGTAACATAATCCGGAATAACAGTTGCATAAAATTGTTTTTCAGGAATTCTATTATTTAATACTTTAAAATTATCGTATGAGTTTCTTGGATCGTATTTTTTAGTTGAAACACTATAATTGTGAGGATTATTAGCATCTAATTTATTACCAATACTTCTAACTTTATCCATTGATTCACGTTTAAACATGAGTAATGGTGCTTGAATTCTTCCATTTTGATCTCTATAGTACCCATCTTTTTGAAATGATTTCCATTTTTCTTGTGAACCATAAATAATAGGAACAGGTAAACGTTCACCATTTTGAATGACTGAGGGTTGGATAACATTTTCAAAATAATAAAATACAGCTTCATCAATATCTTTGATACCAATGCTAAAAGGTTTTGTATTATCGTCCCTAAACGACGTCTGTAATGCGCGGTTAACACCAGGGACATTTGGGTCGGCGTAATTAGGATTACCTGCGGGAACATACGTTGAAACATGCTGTTCAACGCTTATTTCTCGTTGTGTTTTTGGAGTTGGTTTATTTAATCTGTTATTAGTAGCCATTACATTCTAGATAAAATTATATTTATTCTGTCTGATGGTACATAGTGACATACACATTCTACATCTACATTATAACCAAAATTTTCTAATCCTGGATTTAATGGATTGTTACCTGCAGCATCATAATTAGGAAATGCAGGATCTTTACCTACATAATAATTAGTCATATTAGTATTATCTACTTCCCAATATCCATTTTGATATTGAATAATATCACCTACTTCAGGTTGAATTTCAGCACCATATTGAACAACTGGGTTTTGTTGAAATGTTCCAAATCCTTGTCCTTGATTTGCATCATTTAACTTACTTATTAAATCATCTCTTAAAAACCTAAAAGTCATAGGCCAATCAAAATCAACACCTAAATCACTTACTGGAGAGGTTGTATCTCCAATCTCTGCAATAGTAAATAACATAACAGGATCAGCAAAATTTCTACCTTCAAAAGCTTCACCATACATGTTAGTATTTGTAGATCCTACTTTATATTTGTAATACATTACTTCTTGAGATATAATATTTCCCATCAACTCTCGATTGACTCTTCGAAACATACTTACATCTCTTGCTCCACCGTATAATGCCATGTTATCCTATAAAAATTGTCATTGGTACTTGGCTGATTTCAGCAACACGAGCTACTGATTCTGCTTGTCTTCTTTCAAGTAATGCTTGACGTGAGGTTTCATTAAAATATTCTCTTAATCTTACAATTAATGCTTCTCTTTCTGTAGCAGCAGATGAAACTAAATTATCTCCATTTAGTGTTACTTCTGAGCCTGGGATTGGTATTGTTGAGTATTTGTTTCTTATTAGTCCTAAAGCATCTTTAGCTCTAGCTAAAGTATATTCAAAAATCCAAGCTCTACCAATTGAATTGATTTGTGTATAAACAGGATTTACATAAGGTACATTTGATGTGTTTGAAATTTTGTTAGTTCCATTAGCAAAGGCTGCATCTATTCTATCTTGAACTTTGATAAAATCAAATATTAAATAATGACCATATCCTAATCCACCCCCATCATCTACTCCAAAGTCAAAAGCTCCTGTTCCAGGTATTGGGAATACTGAAAGAATATTATTTACAATATTAAATGAATAGTTTGAAAGTGTTACTGTGTTTTGCATTTCAATAGCTTGAATGTTTTGCATAGTAAAACTTGTAGGCATCATCAAATAAGTAGCAGAACCAAGTCCAAATCCATATAAACCAGCAGCAGGAACACCTCCTAAACCACCTTGTCCTGTCATTAAAGTAGGAGAATATAATTGACTAATTGCTGGAGGTGGTTGATAAAATACATTTTTTATTTCAACCCCACCTATAATTCCATTTTCTTCAGCCCAAGCTGCTAAATCATAATTTTGAACTCCAGCAGAAAGAGGTAATTGTCCTTTAAACCAAGTTACATTACCACCTGTTCCTGCTTCTTCTCCATATTGTTGAGACAATCTAACAATACTAGAGAATGTAGGAGTAACTATATCTGTATTTACATCTACAGAGGTTGATGCTCCTTCTAGAGATAAATAATTATCCCTTGTTTGGAAAGCATATAATTCATTTCCATAAATAGTTGTTGCTTCTTCAAATCCAGCCCAAAAATTAATATCTTGTAATTCGACATTTTCAATAGGATATCCTAAACGTAAAGCACAAAAGTTAGCAACTTTATTAGCATCAGTTTTAAATTGAGTATCACTGTCGTAAAACCCAAAAGGGGTTGGTGGTGGCCATATGTTTAAATCATAATAAGATGCTGATACTTGAGCAAATGATGATGAACCAGGCCAAATTGGAATGTTTGCCATATTGTTTTATTAAATTGTTACGATATAATATTCTATACTTGCTGCACTGCTTGAAGGTTGTACTTTAACTGATTGGATATCATTAAAAGCTAAGCCACTTGTGCTTCCAGTCATTTTACTTGTAGACATCATATATGAACTACCAGTAGCAATTAAATAACTCATAGCTTCTGTTGAAGAAGATACAATTAATTTAACAGGTGTAACGGTAGAGTTATTAGTTACTCTAACATATTGTATACTACTAGTTACAAAGGTTCCAGCACCAGGTACAGAATCCAGTGAAAATAATGTTGTAACTGAACCTGTAGGTACACTTAAAATTCTATTATCAACATAATTAACATTGTTAATTGTTTGAGTGACAGAAGAACCTACATTATCTCCGTTTAATGTTAAGATTTCAAATATTTGGGAAGTAAAAGTTGCCATGCTTTTTATTTATAAATATTAAAAAGCTATGGTTCATTCCTATTTTTTTGACTTTCCGCTTGTTCCTGATGAACTTGTAATAATTCCAATTTCTGCTGCCTCTTCGTATAATGAAATTAAATCATCTACTATTGGATCTCTATGGTTTTTAATTAAAGTAATTGAACACATATTTTTAATTTTACGTCCTGCTGTATATAAAAATCTAAAACCTGAATCGCGTCTTGATTTTAAATCTACTTGGTGATCATCACCACACACAATCATTTTTGAACGTAAACCAATACGAGTAGCAATCATTTCCATTTGTTCATGAGTAACGTTTTGTGCCTCATCAACAATAATACATGAATCTAAAAATGTTCTACCTCGCATAAATGCTAAAGGTACAATTTCAATAGCACCATCCGCAATTAATTTTTCAACCTTTTCTTTATCATATAAAGCATACATATTTTGATAAATTGGTTGAATCCATGGGTCCATTTTTTCTCTTAAGTCACCTGGTAAGAAACCAATTTCTTCTTTAGATACTGTTGGGCGTGTAATAATAATTTTAGCAAAATGTCGTCTTAAAAGACCGTCTAAAGCAACTTGAACCGCTAGTAATGTTTTACCACTACCCGCTCTACCAGCTAAAATTGTTAATGTATTTTTTAATATTTCATCTTTAGCGTTTTTTTGCTCTTCGTTTAAAGGAATTTTAAAATTTATTGGGTTTTTCACTATTCGTTTTTCTCTAAATACCTCGTCGGTATGATGGTTTGAAGTCATTATCTTGGAAATTAATTTTTACTAATTTATCAAGTCCTGCATTAACATGCATTGTGTCATCTAATACAGTCTCGAAATTAAATCTTTCGTCTAAAGGTAAAACTAAATCTACTTGTGACCCCCATCGAATTAAACTAAATCTTTCGTTCTGGGCACATAGATCTAATTGCTTTTTAAACGGAGCAATTACATTTACATCTTCATCTGCAATTTGTATTAAATAGTATGTGTAATCAAGAGAAGGAACATACACTTTGTTAAACATGCGTTCATTGTACTTTAAATATTCCATATTATTTGGATTGATTACCTTATTTAAGATATCCTTCTCAACCGCTAGCATGGGTTTGTTTGTAGATTCGATGGGTTCTAATGATTCGTACGTAAGTACGCCACCATAGGGTATTCTGTTGATATGGACGTCGTAAAACGACATAAATATGCCAATTACTAACGATGGTTTATCATATTCATCATTACCCATTACATTTTTAAGAGTATAATTCATACCCTTAATTTCTACAACTGCTTCATCAGGATGTACAACTTTTTGATAAATAATAGTTCCATCAGCTGGGCTGTAAAAATGTTCATTATCAATATAAGTTGGACGGATTGGGTCTCTAAAAAAGAAAGTATTAGATAACTCACCTACAGAAAGTTTAGATAATTCTTTAACTTCTCCGTTTAACCATTCTGTTAATGTCTGGGCCATTATAGAAGAGATTTAGAATGATCTACTCTATTTAAATGCATCACCATACAAGAAAGCATAGCTCCTGATTTCATGAATTCTGATAAGTTAAATATAACAGGTTCCATTCCTTCATTTGAACATATTTTTTCTAAAGATGCAATTTTAAGTTTTTCACCTTCATAATATTCATGAGATTTTTTAAGCTCAGCAATATTTGAAGCACATAAAACCATATTACCCATTCTTACTGAGTTTGTCATTCCACATAAAGCATTATCAACATCTACATCAATAATTTCAGTATGTGTTTCTAACATTTTAAGTTCATCTTCATCATATAACTCTGTGCAAACTAAAGTTTTATACTCATTTAATGGGAATATAGAACAATCTAAATGATACAAATATTCATCAGTCATAGCAACTTTAAGAATGTTCATATCAAAATTTTCTTCCATCCATTCATATGTTTTAATGTTTGAACGAATACCATAACCCCCTACATAAACATTATCATATAAATGTTTAATATCAGCTTCACCTTCCCATTTGTATGGAGAAATGTGAGTATCATAACCCATCATTTTAAAGAATTTTTCACCTACTAATTCTTCACCTTTACGAGGATCTGAAGAGTAATTAGATAATAAAATTGTGTTTTTGTCTTTAAGGTGTGGTAATTGTAAACCTAAATTAGCGACATACACTTGATCTTGGAAATTACCTTCTGATGGTAATAAGTGTACTAATGATTGACCTGCCATAAAGTTATACAAATCCATAAATTGTTTGTAAGCTTTAGGTTTATTGATTGATAATTCATCATCTGTTAATTCTTGCATCCAGATGTTGTTTGGATCACTTGTTGATAAAGTGAAGGGAAAGTTCATTACATAACTTTGTAAAGGCAACTGACTTGGTGTTTCTTTCATATTGTAACTAATTTATTATTCTAGTATACATATGGTATAGGCCTATATAAGTAAAAAAAAGCCCCGATTTCTCGGGGCTTCTTTTACAAATATTAATCCTTTTTACTTAAGATTAAATGGTATTTAAACCATTGATATAAATCTTACCATAAAACTCAGGACGTAACATTTTCTTAGCGTAACGAGTCAATAAACCTTTACGTGGTGTAAATGTTTCAGGATCGTACACTAATGGAGTCATGATTAAAGGAATGTATGGAGCGAATACAGCACCTGTTTCCAAGAACTGAGAACCTCTATAACCCATAAGGATTAAGTTTTCAGTCATGTAAGGGTTTTTGTAAACTTTGTAACGACCATTTACTGTTCCAATTTTCTGTACACCGAAAGCATATTCCATTTGATCAGCTTCACCGTTGTTGGTAGAAGCAAATCCTGGGATTGACTCAAGGATAGTAGCGATTGTTGGAGAAGTTACTAAGAAGTTAGCACCTCCACGTAAAGTCAACTGGTGAATTTTATTAGATACTTTTTGGATTTTAGTACCTAATGTTTGGAACCATTGACCTTGTGTGTTGTAGAAACCTTGTGTTCCTGAAGCTGCGCTAAAAGCACCGTTTGAATAAACTGTGTTGTTAATAGCTGACCAGTACTCAGTTGCAGCAGCAGCATCTTCAATCAACATATCTAAAATTTCCAAATCAATTTCCATTGAAATGTACTCAGACATGATGTTTGTTAATTCCGCTTCAGCATCGATGTTTTGGTAAGCAGCTAAATCTTGAGCAAATTCAGGAGTCCATACAGCTTTCAACTTTTTAGTCTTAGCAGTAATGGCTTGTGATTGCATTCTTACGTTGATCTCAGGGATAACGATTTGAGCAGATGACGCAGCATTCGGTACTGAGAAAGAACCTGAAGCTTCGAAATCACCACGACCTGATCCACTGTAGTTATTACCACCTGAATAAGTTGGGATACCATCTACGTTACCATTTTTCTCATAGAAATAAGTAACTGAAGCTGTATTTAAGGCAGTGTAAGTAGCAGAAGACGTAAAGAAGAAAGTAATTGTACCAGCTGTGTAGTTATAAGTTGTAAAAGCTTGTAACAAGTTATTAGGGTTAAATACACCACCATCTTTACTACCTGAAGGTACGAAACCACGAACTGCATCTTGATCAAATCCTGTAAGGATAGAAGCTGTAGTTAATGTTAATGCTATTACTTCACCAAGAACAATAGAAGCTGAATAATCAGAATCAAATTGTAATTGAGCCCATGTAGCATCGATTGCTGAACCTGTACCTGCAGCTATTGGGGATGGAAGTGCTCCACCATTTGCAGATCCTGTAACATTTGCTGATGCTGAAAATTGGTTAGTTGCGTAAGTGAAACGACCTTCTGGACCACCATATAAACCACCTACAGGAGCAGGAGTAGAGAATGGGAATTGAGAAGCTGTGTTTCTGTTACCATACAAAGATGTACCAGCAGTAAATGGAGTCTTAGAATCACCATATTGGAAATCTAAGAAGAACACTAGTCCTGATGGCATGTTCATTGGTTGAACTGAAACGAATTCTTTAGCTACGATTGTACCGAATACTTTACGTACTAAAGGTAATGCAATACCAGCCCAGTTTTCACCTTGTCCGTTAGAAACGAATGATGAGTTAGAAGAGATAGTGTTGTTTTCAGTTACTAATTGTTTTGCTTGATTTTCTAACATGATTGACATGTTATTTTTATCAAACTCTGCCAAACCTTCTAAAAGGCCTGTTTTAGCCCATTTTCCGGCTAATTTAGCAGCGTCGCTCTGTAATGACTTCCAAGAGCCAGCTGCGCTTTCGAGTAATTGTTGTACTTGTGACATTGTTTTTAAGTTGTTTTTTTATTTGTTAAAATTATTTTTTAATTCCAGCTAATGTTTGCCAACGGGCATACTGGTCATTTACTTCAAGAATTGGACTCTTTGTTGGAGCAATACCTGCTGCTTTAGAAGCACCACCAATCATAGATTCTGTTACAGAGGATTTTCTTTCTTTAACTTCACCTGATAGGGTTTCAAATACTAATTTTGCTTCTTTAGTAGTAGTTGCTTTATCAAAGGCTTCCAATACTTTTACTTTTTGATTTTCGGTTAAGTTTTTAGCTCTAAAGACTTTGTTAGTGTAAAGTAATTTAGCATTTAACAAATTAACCTCGTTTAAGTCAGTTTTAATAGTTTCGATAGTAGAATAAGCTTCATCAAGTTTAGCTTCCATTTCTTTTAGCTTTTTCTTGTAATCTTCAACGCCTTCTTCTTCAGCAGTGTCTTTTTTGTCACCACGTTTAGCAGCAGGAACGTCTCCTTTATTACCACCGTACTTTTTTCTTTCTTTTAACTCGGCTACTAATTCGTCGATATTAATTTCCTCTTCTTCACTTTCTTCTTCTTCGCCTTCTTCTTCACCTTCTTCGCCTTCCATTTCACCTTCTAGTTCCCCAGAAGCTACCATATCAGCGATTACTGATTCGATGAATGATTTAAGATCATCTTCAGACATATTTTCAAGATCAACTTCCTCATCTTCTGAATCCTCGATACCATCAGCATCTTCGTCTTCATATCCTTCTTCCTCTTCTGCAACATTACCTTTGGCATTGTTGTCAGCAGGATACTTAGGATCGTTAATTAGGGTGTCTTCACCTTCCATTAAGTCTTCACCTTCTTCCATGTCATCTAATTCTCTAAGAAGTTCATCAAGATCCATTTCGTCCATTTCATCTGCTTCATACATGTCATCAGCTTCAGACATTTTTTTAGTACCTAATTTTTTCATGCCCATTTGGCCTTCGTACCCTTTTTTGTCATTAGCTTCATCCATTTCTGTAGATTCATCCATGTCGAAATTTTCTTTCATTTCCTTCTCATGTTTCATTTCAGCTACTTTCTTGTCTTCAGCTTCATCCATTTCATCCATTTCGGAAAGCTTTGCAGCTAACTTTTCTTTTAGATATGGGGTGAATGCTTCTTCAAGAGCAGCTTTTGCGTTTGCAATAGCAGTTTCTTTAACGGCTTTTGCATCAGCGATTGCTTCTTTTAGCAAGTCTCTGTTGTTCATACTGTTTGTCCTCAAATTTGTTTGTTGGAAATACACTTATTGTTGACGATTGTCGAAGTGTAATAAAATTTATTTTCGTGATGCGATATAAGAAGATCGCATATTACATCGATACATATATCAAGATTCTTTAAAATCGCCAGTTGCATAAAAAAAAGAAACCCCTACATTTCTGCAGGGGTCGATCTAAAGAGCCTATCTTTAGAGGGGAATTTGCCTAAGGTAGCAGGCATCTTAAAAAATGGGACAAGTCCCATTAGCGCAAAGTATCTCAGTTAATAGAGAATTTACTTTTGCAAATTTATTTTCGGGAAGATTTTCTTTACCTTCTTTTACTAGTTGCATATATGAACCTGGGTTAGAAGGAGTTGAAACAAAATCCCAACATAGTAATTCAAAATCATCTTGTACTTCTAAAGTACCTTCATTCATTTCTTTTAAAGAACCCATGCCGCGAGATGATACACCTACCATAACGTTATTTTCAATAAGGGCTTTTAAAATATTACCTGATATTGTTGGTAGAATTTCTAATGTACCCATTACTTTATCACCAACCCAATAAATTTCACGAATAATATGTGATACGTTTTTTAAATTAATAATTGTGGATTCAGGGTGATCTAATTCACCTGTTGCTCGATTTTCTTTAACAACATCCATGTATTTGTCAATTTCACGTTCCCATAATTCTTTTGGGTAGTATCTTCCATTACCGTTTTTTATTTCGGCAGTAGCAAGTATTCCTTGAACTAGAGGATTACCTGAAGGGGCTTTTAAACCTTCGGTTAAACTTCTAGGTGTTACTAAAAACGGAATAGTTTCAATTAATACTTGTTTCATATTAGTAATTCATTATGTCGTTATCTTCATCAATCACTTCTTCTTTAGCTTTACCTGTCATCTTTTCATAGATTTTTTGAGTTTTAGCTTTATGTTTTTCAAGTTCTTTGATTTCTTTATTAAGAGTTTTAACCATAGATTGATCAATCATTTCTGCTAATTCTTCTGATTCAGCTAATGCTAATTTTGCTTTGCGTTTTTCAATTGCCTCGTCAATAGCAGTTAATTTTGCCTCTAAAGCAATTGCTTGAGATGATTTTTCTACTTCTTTAATATGGTCATTGATTGAAGGACGTTTTGCTTCGTTTAAACCTTCTTTAACAGCTTTAGGCATATCACCATATCCTGATGATTTATATTTACCTTTAGGTTCTACAGGATCTCCACCTCCAACTACATCTTTAGTATATCCAATTCCCTTAATACCGAATGAAGCTTCAGTAGCATAATAATTAACATTTTTAACCATGTTTTTTAACACGATTTGTTTTAATTCATATACACTTTTATCTTTATTTTTTTCATCCTGCATTTCAGTATAAAAACCC